ACTCCGCGGATTAACGCCTCGAGAAACTTTATTAAAGCAGCTCGTAAGTTTGATAAAGGGCTCAACGAGCCCCAGTATGTTGAAGATTGGACCTATTCGAGTGCTCACCTTGCTCGATATGGAAGGTTCTAGGCTTAAAAAAATATTCGATGATACTGCTGATCGAATGTTTGGAAAAGTTGGTATGACTTATGAATGTGGTACTTACACAGGGGGTATTAATGATTAATTACCAGTTGTTATTGGTGTATATTAGTGCGTTTGCAAATATGGTGTGTTCTCCCGGGTTCATTGTTGAGGATTCGGAATTGATTGATATTCTTGACCAAATGGAATCAGTTATTAAAATCATGCAGGATGATTTACTGGATAAAATTGTCTCTACAAGGGAGGCTATTAAATGAGTTATTTTAAAGGAGGCTATTCAATGAGGTATTTTATTCTAATGAAAATTGTTGAGTTAAGTAAGGGCTTAGCTCGGCGTATAAATACTACTCCGTCTGCTTATGGTGAAATACTTTCTGATCTTACTTTGATTCGTAATGAAATTAATCGTCTAACATTAATCTTAAAAAAAGGAGTTTAAAATGCAATATAAAGTCGCTCGATCAGCTATGTCGTTTATCGCTATGGAAGCTCGTAATGGTTCGTTGGAAAGTCTTGGGGTTACTCGTGAGGATTTCAATAAACTAACTTCTCATTCTCCTTGGCTTGGTACAGATCGTAACCGTATGATGTTGACATTAAATTCTTTGTTATCCTCGACGATGGACGTCATTGGTGTTCCTCGTTTTCAAAAACCTGCTGAATATGTTGCTGCAGGAATCGCGTTATTTGTTGCTCCGACCAATGTACAAGCTGCTTGTCGTTTTATGGAAAATATACCGACGGCAGAAAGTCTTGGTCGTGCTATTGATCGTCCCGATGTTGTTCAATCTCAACAGTTATTCTCGTTGGTTGTTCAATTAATTGGTGACCCTGAAAGTTCTCATGCTAAACATTTGTTTGAAAAAAATACTACTATCCGTATTCAAAATTGCGGGTTATATGGTGATGAAGAAAATTCCTTGACAAAGTCTAAAAAGTAATTTATACTTCCATTAATTATGGAGGTGCTTATGTCTTATACAGGTCGTGGTCGTAAAAAAAAGGGACGCCGGATACATTATCCCGGCGGAGTTCGTATGTAAGAGGCCCCCGGCGAAAGCCGGGGGAACCGCTCTCCGAGCGGAGGATTAAAGGGGGGTTCTTATGGCTAGTTTAAATTGGGACGATATTAGTATTGCTCGTGAGTTACTTGCTGAAAGACGTAAGGTTATTCGTGATACTCGTAAGGAAGTTTTGAAAGGTAAAACTGATCAACAACTTTTGGATGTTATTTCTGGGAAGTGAGGTTTCGGATGTCTATCTCATTTGATGGTTCAAAGTTTTCTAAACGTTCTCTCGGTCTTGGTGGTTTGTTAGGTTCTATTCTTACAATGATTGTTCAATACATTATGACGGCAATTCAGATCATACCTTAAGGGGGTTCTATGGGAAAAATGGTTAATAATGAAAATCCACATTTGAATAATCGCACTTTATATAATAAAGATATGTTTACATTTGTTGTTGGTGATATTGGTAAATTGCAAACTTTGGCCCGTTATTATGTTGTGGCCGGTGATTCTTTAAAAATTGACATGGGTTCTGTTTTTCGTTTATCTCCCTTACGTCGTAATATGTATTTAGACGTTCAAATTGATTTATTTGCTTTTTATGTTCCTCATCGCCACATTTACGGTTCTGATTGGATTTCTTTTATTAAAGCTGGTGTTAATGAATCGACTACGTTGGGTACTCGTACTTTAACGGGTGCTACTTCTTGTTTTGCTACTCATACAGCTAATGGTGCTACTGTTCCGAAACATATTCCTGAAGGGTATATTAATATTTATAATAATTATTTTAAGCGTCCGACTGCTACGGATTATGCTGCTAATACGTTTGACGCTCTTGCCATTGGACATTCTGATCTTTCCACCGGATTGCCTATTGGTCATTTGCCTCGTCTTTGGAATACTACTGTTGACGCTTTGACGGTCGCTGCTGACCGTCGGTTTGCGTTGGTTGATACTGATAAAATTGATCTTGTTACTATGGGCGAAAAGCAAGGGACTTTTGAGACCTTGCGTCAACGTGAATTCTTTGCTCGTCGTTATCGTGATGTTCTCGGTAATATGTTCGGTGCAACTGTAAATACTGACGCTGATCAACGTCCGGAATTGCTTATGCATAATTCTTCGTGGCTCACTTCTCACGACATTGATGGCACGGACGACGCAACATTGGGAACCAGTACGGGGAAAGCTGCTTCTGTTGGTGAAATGCATATCCCTTGGAAGTTTTTTCCCGAGCATGGAGTTGTTTGGATCCTCGCCGCTCTGCGTTTTCCGCCGGTGCACATTAAAGAAGTCCATTATTTGGACCAAAAGTCAGAGATGTCTTATGCTGATATTTCTGGCGAGCCGGAGTTATATGCTAATAAAGCTCCTGTTACTCTTAACCTTACGGAGTATTTTACAAATGCTTCTGATACCGACGCTGGTATTATTCCGTTCGGTCAATGGTATCGTGAGCAGCCTCATTTTGTGCATGATACTTATGCTGCTATTGAGGGTCATCCTTTTATAGAAGCTGCTTTTACTAATTCGGCAGGTCAAACGGATTATATTGATTATAATGATTATGAAAATATATTTTCTTCTGTTGCGCTTCGCCATTGGCAGGCACAAGGTCATATTAAAGTTGAATGTAAAAGTGTAGTTCCTGACCCACGTTCATCAATCTTCGCTGGTACGCGATAAGGAGGCTCTATGTATAAACCTAATATAGTTGGTTCAAAGATTATTTTTGATGATCCTGGTGTTACCACGTTGACAAATACTATTGTTGACGCTGTTGATACTTCTATTACCACAGCTGCACCTTCTGTATATACTTATTCTGCAACATTACCAGAGCAATATAATGTTCGTAATTATCGTTCTGTTGCAACCGATGTTGATTTGTCTGCTACAAATCGCTTGGCTTTAGGTGTTTTTCTTAGTTCTACTGAGGCTGATGATTTAAATGTTCCTGTTTTGTATTCTGTTCATGGTTCTATTGAGTGGTCTAATGAAGGTGCTTTTACTGGTAACTCTTGGTTTGGTTTTGGTCGCGCTCCTGCTTCTGCTGTTGTTCAAGACGATGCTGCTCCGGCTAATGCTTTGTCTTCTTTTGTTATTTTAAGCCATCGCACTGCTAATAGTGTGCAATCTTCTACCCAACAAGCTCATCATAATTCTTTTAATGATGATATTCTTGTTTATCCCGGTACTGGATATCCTGTTTGTTTCTTTGTTTGTATCGAAAATCTTAGTGCTGCTGGCCTTAATATGGATGCTCTACAATGTACTTTGTGCATTCAAAAATATGTCAAGGATTTACCTGTTTATCGTCCTTCACGTTAATATCTATATAATATAATTAAGGAGGTGTGCTTTCTTAGGATTCCTTGGAAAAATTATTGCTCCTATTGCTAAGGGTATTGGCAGCCTTTTTGGTTTTAATAAAGCTGCTGATGTCGGTACTAATATTGGTAATGCTGTTTTAGAAACTGGTAAGATAGCAGCTCCATTTGCTGTTAGTTCTATTGGTAATTCTTTGGCCAATCGTGGTGGTAAGGTTGAAGGCATACCTACTCCTGACGGTGCTTCTCAAGGTATTCAACAACGTGAATATATGGATTCTGCTTATCCCGGGACTACTCCTTGGGAACGTCTTGGCGTAGGTCAAGCCGGTCAATCTGTTGCTTCTTCTGCTATTTCTGCCCAATCTCAACAGGCTTTGCAAAAACGTGAGATGATTAATCAAAATGTTATGCAAATGCGTGAGTTGGCTGCTCGTCAATCTATTAATGCTGCTCAACTTCGTACTCAAGCCATGGGTTACGGTTCTATTGGTGGTACTCAGGGTGCTAAAGCTATGCTTGATTTACATGATGGTGTTTCTCCTTCTGCTGACCCTGTCGGCGAAAAAGTTGCTTCTGAAACTCAACGTAATGAATTTGGTTCTTGGAATCCGTTTGTGAGTTTTGGCAAGGGTATCATGGGTAATAATTTTTTGAAGGGTGTTCCTCGTCCTTCACATGATCGTACTTTGCCTCCTGTTCATCCTTTTTGGTCTGATAAAACTAAATATCTAACTCCTAAAGATCAACTTAAACTTAAATTACGTAAATCCTAAAGGTTTCCCGAAGGAAACCCGCGCGTCCTCGCGCATGTTCTATCCTAAAAATGTCTACTACTATCCTATCTTCTGTATTGGATTATACTTACAAGGACCTTCCTGTGTCTTTGTATTCTCAAACTGATAAAATCTTCCGTCTCAAAAATCGTATCTTATCTCGTATCAAAGGTTTAAATCGTCAATTACAATTCTTCCGCATTAATAATTCTGATCAATATACTAAAACTGTTTCTGATCTATTCGATTCTACTATTCTTACTCTTACTTCCTTATATAACCAACTAGATATTAATACCGTTATTTGCAACGCTACATATACGTCTGTTTATCGGACGTTTTTATCTTATCCTTCTAACTTGATGGAACATTCTAAATTATTGTTTAATGGGTATTTCCGTAAGACTGATAGGTCTTATTTCAAAGGTTCTCCGGTTATTGACCAGTTTATGGCTGAATTTAAAGCAACATCTCTCAAGGCTCGCAAACGTGATATGGAGGCTTTATTACGCCTCGAAACATATCAGCGCGTCAAAGAGGGATGGTTCATCGTATATAATACATTAACCCTGAATAATGAGTATCTTGAGGAGGCCTTCCGTGTGGGATCATCTTTCTGGACTGATTATGTTAGAGCTGTCGATCGTTCTGTTGGTATTCGTGTGTTCGGTACTTGGTCTAAAGCTGTTGAAGAACGAAACGTTGGTAATGAATTTCATAGTTATTTCGCTGTTGTTGAGCGTGGGGGTAAGTCTGGTAGGTTGCATATACATGTTTTGCATTTTTGTAAAGTTTTGCCATGGGGTTGCTATGACCCTAATTCCGGTGCTATAAATCCTAAAAATCGTCAAATTGAGGGTTTCCGTAGGTTTTGGAAATATGGATTCTGTACTCCTATCGCTGTTCGGTTTAATAATTCTGATTCATATGGCAAATTGTTTTGGCGTTGGCCTGTTGTGTTGGATGAAAAATCTGGCAAGTATATTTCTTTGCCTTGTGGTAATGGTGATAAGGTTGTTGGTTATGTAACTAAGTATATTTCTAAAGAGTTGGAGAAACCAAAATCAGAGGAGGTAATAAAATGGAGAGTAAGGAAATCGAGAAATCTGGGAATGATTTACCTGAAAAAGGTAGTCGATCAGTTGAACGAAAACCAAATGAAGTTAATAATGATAAGCGACAGTTGGTTTCTGAGGATGAGGGACAAAAGTCTTCCGATACAAAGACTAAAACTTATGACCCTACGAAGTCTCTTGAAGAAATGGATGACGAAGAACTTGAGTTACTCCCCGAAGTTGTTGCAGTTACTCCGCGGATTAACGCCTCGAGAAACTTTATTAAAGCAGCTCGTAAGTTTGATAAAGGGCTCAACGAGCCCCAGTATGTTGAAGATTGGACCTATTCGAGTGCTCACCTTGCTCGATATG